ATCTAGTGGTTAAAACACAGCCATTAACTTACAAACAAAGTACAGAGTTTGCCCTACGCAACTTTGCTCTACAACAACAATTAGCACAAGCAGATCAAATGACAGACCGCGAAGAACAACAAAAAGTTATTAATCGATTGTTCCTGGACTTGGCCAACATGCAGAATGATTTGTTTTGGTACAGCATCGAAAGTGTGGAAGTGGGCAACACAGTAGTTAATGAACGTGAATTTATTCGTGAGTGGATTTTAAACTGCGATAGAGATATTTTTGACAAGCTCAAAGAGCAAATTGAAAAAAATAAAGACGAATGGGTTACACCTATGTACAATGTTGTTTGCGAAAACACAGAATGTAACGCTGAAAATAAAATTAAAATTGATCTAGACCAAAGTAATTTTTTCGTCAAAGCCTAATTGGATTACCGCCAGCGGAAATCGAACAAAATCTAGTTAGGCTAGAAGAAGAAGTAAAACATTTTAAGACAGAATTATTTAGACTTAGTTGGTATATGCGAGGCGGAGTAACAGTAAATGATTTGTTACATGTCTACAGCTATGATGATCGCCAAATGATTTATCTAGTAATCAACGAAAACATTGAAACTACTAAGATAACTCAACTACCTTTAGTATAAAGTTATCTCGCCAGTTTTACTATTGCGCCATTTGCCAGCGCCAATCTGAACCCAAAGACTGCCAGGAGTTCCTGGAGCACCGTCTGGGAATCTAGGATCAACTTCCGGAGTCGCTGTTTGCGATCCTTTATTATCCTGTTGACTAGTAGCCGCTTTGTCCTTGGCCGCTGTAGTTGATCCAGCTGGTTGTCCAGCTACATTGCCTGACGAGGTAGTAGAATCTTTATCTGCCGAGCTAGCAGGTTCTTCAGCATCATCTGGAGGAGCTCCATAATTTGGAGCAACTTTATTAATAGCCGAATTAACAGCACCGCCGGCACTGTCAAATGCTTTATAAATTTCTGGATTGTCAGTCTTAAGATGATTTAAAATATCCTGTGCTGTACCGCCGATGAGTTTAGCTAACGGATTGCCGTGAAAACTAAGCACACCTGGAATATCGATATTCAATTGCCACAAACTGGCATAAACGATCCATTTTTTGGCAAAGTCACTGTTTAAGAAAGTTATATAAACAGCCTGCGTTGCTTTTTCAAATCCCAATGCAATTTTAGCTAATGGTCCTAAAATAGGTAATTTACCAAACACACCTAATGCCTTGCCAGTCGCACCTAAAACCAATGAAGGAATACAAGCCATTAATCGTGTTACCAGTATACTTAATTGTGACTGTTGGTAAGCATCATATTGTGCTTGACTCCATTTTATTGGTTCGCCATCGGTGTCTAATTCGTCAGCAGGTTCCCAGTTTAAATGTTCCTCTGCTATGGTCATATTTTGATAGTAGTTCTTCCAAGCACCGAGACTAGCTTCGGTAAATTCCCAAGCTATGTAAGTTTTGTAAATTAAGTTAATTGATTTACCAAGAGCACTAGCTACACCGCCACCTTCTTTGGTTGCAGCACCGCCTGCTTTCTCTCCAGCTTTAGCAGTATCCTTAGCGGCTTTAACATCAGCAGCCGCGGCTTTATCACTGGGACGTGAACGGAATACTCTACGCCAAGTACTAGCTTCTTTATTAGCAGTATCATTAGCTAGTTTTTCAGCTTTGTCTAATACAGAAGGATCTTTTTTAACGAATCCGCTATTGGCAATTCGTTCCTGTGTTTCAGGACTAAGGTCTTTGATACCTACACTAGCAGGATCATTTCCATCCCTAACTGCTTTAACTTTAAGGTCAGTTAATTCCTTAGTGATATCTCGCATAAAGTTACCCTTAAGACTTTTACCAAATAGCTTTTCTGCAGCCCAATCTAGTCCTTTAGAGAATAACTTATATTCGCCTTCACCTTCTGATATTATTTCTGTAACTTTCATAGTGATATTTATCTATACATTAAAGAAGAACTTGCGTTCTTCTGTTCTTCGCTTTCGCTCGAACTATTTTAATTATTATAAACGCGAAGCGTTAAGATATTATCTAGATCGTTCAGTCACACTTTGCCCTAGCGGGCAAAGCGAATTGACATTATCTGAGTCGAACAATATCACCCTAGTGTTTTTGCGTTACAGTGGCGGTCATCCGGTACCACGAGCAAAGTCTTTATATGACGGCGGGCTATTAAACAACACTAAACGCTTAATAACCGTGGAGCTACTACTCCTCTTTTAGCCTTATTCTCAACTACTTACACATTAAACCAGTTAGCGGCGTATCTGATCATCGTCCTGTAAAGGATAGTAATGTATAACTCTGTCACCAAGCAGAACTACCTTACCGCCACACATCAGAGCGGATTACGGGCACAATATCAACGCCTGTGCGGGCTTATTTGGTGATTAAACGGCCTGAATTATTAGGATTTGAGTATATGTGAACCATGTACACGCACTTGAATATGACCATTATAATAGTCATTTGATTCAAGAACTCTGCGTGAAAACTGTTCACGAGCTTCTATATAACTACACTCTGCCTTTGATTTACAATAGAAAAGTATTTCTCTGCGAAAATTTTCTGTACCTAACTGCGTAACATCCTTGGTTAATTCAGGCGAACTACCGTAATAGTCCCGCCAGTCTGAATCAATTTTGCTACGGATTTTCTTTTTCTTCTTAGTGCCGTTCTTGAGTTTTACTGTTTTGTAAGTAGTTTTTGAGAATTTTGCTAATTTTTTGCCTATGTACATACGCCCAGAAGTCATGTTTGTTATAATATAAACAAACCCAACACAATCTTCGGGTAATGATTCAACGATTTCATCAGCATAGTACCAGGACATTAACTATGTATATTATTCTGTCCCAGTGTCCCCTGCCTTTTGGTTTGCCTTCTTTTGTGCCTTAGTTTGATCTAAATATACACGATATTGCTGTACATGTTCACGTCGTTCACGTGCTATAATTCTAATCTGAGCTAGCCAGTAGCGCATATTTTCGCCTGCTCTGCGGGTGCCTTTAGCTTGCCATTTTTGATTTTCTTTAAAATATTCCTTAAAAGCCGCCATGAGACGCTCGTGCGACTCTTCATTTTGATAGGGCGACGGCTCTACGTGCTTACTCATTTACTTCCAAGTCGTTAGCATAGCTGGTATAGCCATTTTCTTTAATAACCTTAAGCACATTGTTTACACGACCCACTAGTTCATCACGGTGCGATATTAAGAAAATGTTCTTTTTGCGTTCACGAGCCATCTTTTTAAGTACTGCTAGTGCGCCTTCCACACCTGCCGCATCTAGTCCGTTGTCGATAAGTTCGTCAACAAACAGTAAATTAACGCCTTGATATAGTGACTCCCATACATCACGGAAACTCCATGATAGCGATAGTATCAAACGATTGCGTTCACCACGTGATAAGTTGTCAAAGTCCAAGTCTTGCCCTAGCTGTGTAATCAACACTGACAAATCGTTCTGGAATAATACAGTATGAGGTAAGCCCATCTTGTCTAGATAATAGGTAAGTCTGTTGTTAAGATAAGCTAGGTTTTGGTCAATAATCTTCTTACGAATAAACGAATCTTTTGACGTTAATAGCTTTAGTAAGAACTCCTGGTGATCCTTCATAGTAGTCAACGCATTGACACTATCCCATGTGATTTCCTGTAGTGCTGTATTAGTCAGCTCGTCGATTTGCTCTTGATAATGATCAGTTTCGTGGCTTTTTTGTACCAGCTGATTTTCCAGAGTCTTTAAATTATTCTGGTGCTTGAGTGCTTGTTCGAGTGTGTCATAGTAAGTAGTAGGCTTACGGGGTACCTCGCCGATCGCTGAAATTTCACCCTGAATTTTAGCGAGATCTTTTTCAACCTTATCATGATATTTCCGGGCTTCGTCAAGGTGCCCTTGTGCCAGCTGAGTCATTTCTTCATGTTTGTGATCATGTAGCTGTTGTTCACAAGCGTGACAGGTCTTACTTGCCAACTTGGCGAGCTCGCTGTCATACTTCGTGACGCTTCGCTCCGCTTGCGCTATCGCGCTATTCAAAGTAGCTTGCTCCTTTTCTAGGCTTTTCAGCTTTGCTGACTTTTCTTCGAAAAGTTTTAGCTCGCTGTGCTTCGCAAGCTCAGCTTCAATATCCACACTCTCTAATTCTACAATCGCACGTCCAATCTTTTCAAGGTCGTTAGCGTGTTGAGTACGCCAAGCTGATTGTTTTGTTAGCAAATTATCAATGCTTTTTTGTATACCTTCGTTGCTACGTTTAGTAGCTTCGATGCTGGCTGTTTCTTGTGTGATAGCATCTTTAGTCTCCTTAATCATTTCTTTAAGAGCTTCTGCTTTTTCACTTAATAGTGTAATACCTAGTAACTGCTCAATAATAACACGTTGGTCATTAGCCCGCATTGACAAGAAAGGTTCTGTATAAGTGTTTAACGCAACAATATGCTTGAACATATCGTGACTCATATTAAACAACTCGTCCAAGTCCTTTTGTGTTTCACGCATATCGCCTTGAGCGTCGTCTGTTTCCTCAGTTTCTTGAGCTTGGTCGTTGACAAAGAACTGTAATACGTTAGGTTTGCGTCCACGTTCAATGCGATAGTCTGTACCGTCTTTTTCAAACGCAAGTGTAACCAACATATTTTTATTGTTAATCTTATTAATAAGATTATCTTTTTTAATGTTAGTTAAGGCATTGCCGAATAGTGCATAGCTGAGTGCGTTTACAATAGTAGTCTTACCCGTACCATTACGGCTTCCACTATCATCTCCGCCTTGATCTAAATTTTCACCTAGTACAAGCGTTAAGTTTTCCTGGGCAAAATTTACAGCTTGGGTTTGATTACCCACACTCATGAAGTTTTTTACTGTTAATTCTTTTAATTTTATGCTCATAAGCTGTTATAAATTTCCAACAATATATTTTTGTCAAACTGATCAGATTCGATGTTTATAATTTGACTACTAACAATCTGATCTACAGATTCAAAAGCCTGTACATCTATGTTAGTGTTAATTTCAATATCTTTCTTTTCGGCAATAAGTGTAAGTTCACGAATATCGTAATCTGAAATGAACTTTTCTTTAATAAAACTTGCCTCTTCAAAAGTAATATCAATATCTAATGTAACACGTAAATGTTGCTTAGGTTTAATAATTGTATCAGCTTCGTCGATAAGTTGACTTAATTTAACTGTACGGAATGTAGGTTGGTCAGGCCAACTGTGATACTCAGGTTCTCCTCCCCACTCTAATATCATCATTCCTCTGTCATCATCCCACGCATCTGCGTAGTTGTGGGGGAACGCATTACCAATGTAGATTATATTCTTTTGTTGCTGACGTTTGTGGAAATGCCCACTAAATCCTAGTTCGTAATTTTTAAAATCGCCTACTTGAATTTCGCCATGATCTGGCATTTGTACCATAGCGTTCATAAAGAAGTTAGGTAATTCAAAGTGACCAAAGATATATTTGCCACCTTTCTTACCTACTGATTTCCATTCTTCACCAACGAGCCAGGGGCACAGCGTGACATTTCCAATAGTAGTAGGCTCATGTACAACAGTGACACCAGGTATATATTTTCCAAACTCCACAGAGTGTATGTCTCGTTTGTCTTTATAGTACAAATCATGATTGCCAGGAAAGAAAAAGAACTGATCAAACGCCTGACCCAACTTTTCCAAGGCCCTAAGGCTATAATCCATTGTAGTAATGTTAAGGCTATTACGGTTATGGTGCCAATCACCCATAAAGATACCTGTATCACAACCTTCCTCCTTTGCTTTAGCGATATACCAATCAACAAAATCTTCACAGTCTTGGTTGTGTACTGAGCTGTTAGATTTTAATCCAAAATGGATATCTGTAAAACAAGCTACTTTTTTAAACAAATTACTCACTAGTATTTTCCTCATTGCGCTTTAAAGCCGCTGCATGTTCGCCAGCACCAGTTCTACTGTAACTAGGGTTCATGCCATTAATTTCAAGAATATCATCGCGGATATTTTGATTACGTTTTTCAATGTTGATAACTCGTACAAAACTATTAGTAACAGCGGCAGTGAAATAAGCAAAGGGATTATCACTTTTTGATTCATCAAATTGTAGTCCTATCTGTGTTAGTTGCAAAATAGCTTGACCCTTCATTTCATCATTGTAAGTATAGCCACGCACATTACCACGAGTAGCGTACCTCTCACATAATTTTAACATCATTCGTGCTAAGGTGTTAGTAATTTGGCCAGCATCTTTATCAAAGTGACCTTTCTCCAAATCGCCTTTCCAGTGACTTTTTCCAACGCATATTAGTTCATCTTCATCATTAAATTTCCAATGTTGAAATGGTGGAAAGTTAACTTTATCTCTATGGTCAGCAAGGCTTTTAGGATTCTTTTTGCGAGTATTATTAAGTGGGATATGATCAAATGTCATGATCCTAAATACCAAATCTGTCTTTTGAATTTTTTTATAGTCAACTTCACAGTCTGCTTGTTTGACTTTTTCTCCTGCCGCTTTGCGTCGGGCGTAATCCTGATCGCCCAATCTTTTAGCTTTATTACGTTTAGCTTCGGCAATACTGCGTATGTTTATCTTGTCTAAACTAGGCAATATTATGTCATATTGGTGATATTCTGGCTGTGTAAACACACAATAACTGCTCTTGGATTTGTGTATCTCCGCTAACATATCTTTGTTGTTTAAGTAATTTACTTTTGCTGTCATCCTTAAGAGTCCTCTAATGTATAATTATAAACTACGCACTTTATAAAGTCAACTAAATATTATACCAAAAGAGGTATTATATGTCATTCGACTTAACACAAACGCTTACAGCTTCACAAAATTTGATTGGTGCTGGAACCAGCGCCATTAATACGGCTAGTAACCTGGCAGGAGCATTATCAGCTGGATATGCCAACGGCGGAGTTGCTGGTGCGTTGCGTTCAATCGATTTACCAGCCGCTGGAGAAGCTGTTGGAGATATAGTTAGTGCTGTAGCCAGTTTTGGCGGCGATGCTAATGCTAACGATTGGCGTGTAAGACTAAGTCTAGCCAATTGGACTAGTTTTAAAACCAGCCCTGTGTTAGCACCTTTGAAAGATGCTGGTGGATTAATATTTCCGTATACTCCGACTATTAACATGACCAGTACGGCTACCTATACAAAGTTAAATACCGTTCATTCCAATTATACATTCCATGCTTTTCAACATAGTGATCCAGGAGAGATAACAATTACTGCTCCTATGAACGTTGAGGATGCTACACAAGGATTGTACTGGATTGCGGCGGCACATTATTTAAGAAGTCTTACCAAAATGTGGACTGGATCTGATCCAAAGGCAGGCAATCCTCCTCCGATTGTTATGTTAAATGGTTACGGAAATTATGTGTTTAAAAATGTTCCTGTAGTAGTTACAAGTTTTACTACAACCTTGAACAAAGATTGTGATTATATTGGTGTTAACGTAGTAGGCAGTGCCGCTGGAGCAGTACAAGGTGTTGCGTCAGGCATTGGCGGACTAGCAGGCGCCCTTGGCGGAGCCATTCCTGGCCTTGGCGATATTACAAGTACGGTAAGTAACTTAGCATCCGGTATTGGTAATGTAGCCGGAGTGCTAGGATCGTTTGGTGTTGGTGGTACTACTAGTGGCGGCGTAAGTCATGTACCTACTAAGAGCGAATTCACAGTTAAACTAATGCCAATGTACAGTAGAAATAGTGCTAAGAACTTTAGTCTTGACAGATTTGTTCAAGGCGGATATCTTAATAATAGTTTTGGATATATCTAATATGGCAGCCACATACAAAACTACTAGTCCTTGGTTCAATACTGGAACAAGACAAAATTATTTAGATACATTTAAGATAAGACCAGTTCCAGCAGAGAACGATGATTTCTTATATACCATACAACCTCAATATACATATCGTCCAGATTTGTTAGCATTTGACTTGTATGGTGATGTTAACTTATGGTGGGTGTTCACCCAGCGTAATATGGATATTATACAAGATCCTATTCTCGACTTCGTACCAGGTGTACAAATTTATATTCCAAAAAATAGTAAATTAAAATCAGTGTTAGGATTATAAAATGGGATTGTTTGATGACGCAGGCGCAATAGTATCCAAAGTAGAAAATAGTGTTGGCTCTGCTATTACACAAGTTGAAAAAACTATAGAAGGTGGATTGCCTTCTATTTCAGCAATCACTGGCGGGCTTGCCAGTGGGCTTGCCGCGGTAACAGACGGCATTGGCGGAATACTTAATACTGTTGAGCGAGTGTTTGCTCCAACTGCTAATGTTCAGTTGCCATTACCCAACGTGTTATTTGATTATGCTAGTTACACTTATACTATTAGTATAGGAATATTACCAGATAGTTTTTATCACAATCCTGACACTACCTATAGAGCAGGGCAAAAATTTCCCTTGCTAATGAAAAGTGCCAATGCGGAACCTGAAAACAGAGCTTCTACAGTATACGGGCAATTTGATTTTTATGTAGACGACCTTAAATTACAACAACAAATTGGCTACGAAGAAGGACATAATACTAACGTTACTGATATTGAATTTACAGTAATTGAACCTTACAGCATGGGTATGTTATTGTTAGCTATACAAGAGTTAGCTAATTCTTTATCTACCGATGGCAAACCAGTAAGCTGGAGATCCTGTGTGCCATTTTTATTAGCAATCGACTTTAGAGGTAATACTGAAACAGGTCAAATTGCTAAAATTCCTAGCTCAAGTAGATACATTCCTTTTAAAATTACAGACGTAGATATGACTGTAGATCAGCAAGGCGCCGTTTATAAAATTAAAGGTGTGCCAGTAAATCAAGAAGCATTGGCAGACATTAACTCTAAATTTAAAAGCGACATGGCTGCCAAAGGAACAAGTGTACGAGAGATGTTACAAAGTGGTCCAAAAAGTTTACAAGTTTCTTTGAATACTAAACTTCGAGATATTCAACGTACAAACGGAATAGAAAAAGCCGATGAAATAGTAATTATATTTCCTAAAGATATAAGTTCATACGGTGCTACTAAATCTTCTTTTGCGGAGATAGAAGCAAACATAGCCGCTACTGTAGATTCAAGCGGTGACGCTGTTAATTCTTTATATACTAAATTAGGTTTAGGCAGAGATTCTACTAGCGGACAACTAATACAAGATGCCGCTACAGTAAACTCTATTGGCAATAGTCGAATGGGCTTTGACGAAAAACGTAAAGCATCCACTCCAGTAGGTAAAGAAAACGTTGTTTATAATCCCGACACAAAAATTAATGATAGAACACAAAACACAATCAATCCAAATGAAAGTGATTTTAAATTTAGACAAGATACTGATATAGTTAACGCTATAAATCAAGTTATATTAAACAGTAATTATATTGTATCGGCATTTGATCCAGCTAATATTACAACTGAAGGATATCGCGGATGGTTCAAAGTAGACACACAAGTTTATTATACAGGACCAACAAGTAAAGTTACTGGTATGAAACCTCGTCTATTAGTTTATAGAGTAATTGAATATAGTGCCCATATCAGTTCAGGTATTTTACCAGTTAACGTAAAACCTCCTTATTCACAATTAAAACTTCAAGCAGTAAAACAATACGATTATATTTTTACTGGAAAGAACGTTGACATAAAAAGTTTTAAAATTAATTACAACAGTAATTTCTTTAAAGCTCTTCCACCGGACGGTGGCAATTTCAGTCAAGATAGTAAGCTAGCTAGAGACTCTGGTTCTGCTAATGATCAAAAACCAGAACCAAACGTTAATCAAGCAGGTAAAGGCCAATTGCCAGATGGCACACCGGGCGTAGGAAATAGTATTGTAAGATTTGTTAAAACTCTTGCTGGCACAGATAAACTAGGCGGCGGCGGTGTTGAAACAAAAGACACTAGAGCTGCCAGAGCATTCCATGATTCACTAACACATGGTGCCGATATGACGGATCTTAATTTAGAGATTCTAGGAGATCCGTATTGGATTGCGCAAAGCGGTATGGGCAATTATACATCACAGCCAACAAAATATTATAATTTAAATCTTGATGGAAGCGTGAGTTATCAAAATGGCGAAGTAGATGTTATGATTAATTTTAGAACTCCTATCGATATTAATCAAACAACTGGGCTTTATGACTTTGGCCCTAGAAGTCAAACAGCTCCTGTAATGCAATTTAGTGGACTTTATAAAGTTACAAACGTTACTAGTACATTTAAAGGTGGTGAATTTATACAAACTCTTACAGGTAATCGTAGACCATTGTTTGAATCTCAAGCACCTGAACTTACTCCACAACAAGCATCGCCTATTAAAGCTGCCAGTGACCTTATTACAAAATTTACAGATGGTTCTAGCTTACAAATATTTGATGATGGTTCTAAATTAATAACAGATGCCGTTGGAAAAATACAAACACAATTATCTCCAGAGGAAGGTGCTAAAAACATACCTAACGATGGCTGGGGAGAAGGTTAATAATGGGATCAAAAGACACACAATTAGATTACGCTAGTAATAGCCAACCAGATCCTAAACCAGGTCCGTTTATTGCCAAGGTTATTAGTAATATCGATCCTACTTACATGGGTGTATTAGAAGTAGAAATTTTAAGACCAAGTGGTGCGACAAGTGGAGCAGAAGGCCAACTACACCAAGTAAAATATATGAGTCCTTTCTGGGGAGTTACTAGCAGTGACTATCTGGGACAAGTAGACGATTATAATAATACACAAAAATCATATGGTATGTGGATGGTGCCTCCGGATGTAGGTTCTTATGTAATGATTATTTTCATTGACGGAGATCCTAAGCGCGGCTACTGGATTGGGTGTGTAGGTAGCGAAGCAGAAAATATGAATTTTATGATGCCCGGCATTGCGGCAACTCAGCGTGTTGTTGAAGACGTTGATCCAGACAATGCGGGTAACTATGGTCGTGTACCTGTAGCAGAATACAACAAAAAGATTGATGACAACGATGCTAGAACAGATGCTACTCGTGTATTAAAACCAGCGCATCCGTTAGCAAAAATACTAGCCGCCCAAGGTTTAATATTTGATGACATACGTGGTATTACTACTAGTAGTGCTAGACGTGAAAGCCCTAGCATGGTGTTTGGAATCAGCACTCCTGGACCATTAGATAAGAATGGAAAGACTGGGCCTGTAGGTAAAGCAGAACACAGAGTTCCTAACTATCCAGTTAGTCGTCTTGGCGGAACTACATTTGTCATGGACGATGGAGACGATAAGTTTCTACGTATGACTGCGCCTACAGATGGGCCTCCTGTATATGCTAGTGTTGAAGCAGGAGACACTAGTGGCGACAATACTCGTCCTCACAATGAATTAGTTAGAATTCGTACACGTACTGGACATGAAATATTATTACATAACAGCGAAGATTTAATTTATATTACTAACAGCAGAGGAACTGCTTGGATAGAATTAACTAGTGATGGTAAAATAGATATCTATGCTCAAGATAGTATTAGTGTTCGTACCCAGAACGATATAAACTTTTATGCTGACCGCGATATTAATATGGAAGCTGGTCGTAACTTTAATCTTAAAGTTGCTGAACGTCACCAAACTGAAGTTGGCGGAGATAAAATTTGTATTGTAAATGGCAATGTTGCTATTAAAGTTGATGGAACACAAGATGAAACAATTTCAGGAGCTGTAGCAGAATCGTATGAATCTACCTGGGATGCTACAATCGGTGATCAAACTAATATAACTATTGGCGCAGGATTTGATCTTAATACAAGTGGCGGCAACAAATTAACTTCAGGCGGAGATATGGATATAAATGCCGCTAATACAACTATTAGTGGCGGCAATATTAATTTTAACGGGCCTGACGCTGCCAGTGCTGGATCGGCAACTGCCGCAACTGCTCCAGATCCATTGCCTACAATTGATAATCCAACAGAAACAGACGGGGTAACATTAACAAGTATACTAGCTCGTGTGCCAACTACAGAACCCTATCCGCATCATGAAAATTTAGACGCTACAATGTTTAAACCTGATGCTACTGATAGAGAAAATGCTACAGCAATTCCAGTTCCAGATGCTTGGCAAACTTATACAACTACTACCGATACGTTTACTAAAAATCAGGAGAATTCATGACTATACACAACAAACTAACAATTACTACAGCGCAGTCTGGCAATCCTCCACCGCCTCAAAAGTACAGGGGTTTTAGTACAGTTAACGCTAACAATCAAAATTTCGCTCTGTATGATTTTGAATTAATTAAACAGGATATTTTAAATCACTTTTATGTACGTCAGGGCGAGCGTCTAATGCAGCCTGCGTTTGGTAGTATTATCTGGACCTTGCTTTTTGAGCCTCTTACACCTGAAATACAAAATCTTATACTACAAAATGTCAATGAAGTGTTTAATTACGATCCTAGAGTACAAGCTAGTAACATCCTTATTACCCCGTATGACCAGGGCATACAAATTGAATGTAAATTAACGTATTTGCCATATAATATACAACAAAACCTACAGTTAAAGTTCGATCAACAGAACGGATTGCTGACAGGATAATAAACTACGCACATAATTTTATTCAATAAATACACTTATTAGGACATATTATGAGCTCAACGGATAGACTAAACAACCTGTTAGTCAGTGAGGACTGGCAGAAAATTTATCAATCATTTAAGAACGCAGACTTCCAAAGCTA